ATCACCATTTGTTGTTGTAAAGGCGTTTGTTAATGTTGTTGTAGCTTTAATAGGAGTAATATCATAGAACGCTCCTCCAGAATATACATATAAAAATCTGTTTGTACCAATAGCTGCGTATTTAATTCCTGACGCATTAACAAAATGGTGTAATGCTGTATTTCTTCCTGTAAGAGTACTGTCTCCTAGTTGTGCCCAACCACCTATCTTTTCAGGTGAACCATATCTAAAACGAACATAGTCACCACTAATCCATTGGCCTTCGCCTCCAGTGGCTGTGACTTGTTTATTGAAGCCTGGTTGAAACCTTAATTTTTGTAACATAAAAAACCTATAATATTCAGGCAGGAGATGGTGTGGTGGAATCTCCCGCCAGAATATTATTCTACTATATTATTTAGGTAATTTAAAGCTTTTATACCACCCAGGCAAGCCTAAAAATGGACGTTTATCAAATTGATTTTCTTTAGCTGTTTTAGAGTTAGCTTTATTATAATGTAAAAATACTTGAGCGCAATCTTTACCAGTAAATTCCTCTCTCCAATGTTCTAATTCGCATCCAGAATATATAAGCATATCTCCTGGTTCTAATATCACTTTAATACCAGCTTGACCTGTTTTAGTAGTTGGATCTAAGTAAATAGGCCATTTATCTCCACCTAAATTTAAAGTAGTAGATATTTCACATGAATACCTATCTTTATGCCTAACTAAAACATCCCCTTTTTTATATATCCTTGCATAAGAATAGGTTTCACTTAACTTTAACCCTGTATGTTTTTCCATAACAGGTTTTACTTTTTGTAATAAAGTTTCCATCACTAAATCTCCATAATGGGAATAAGTATTAGGTACTTGTTCATCATTCCACACACCCCAGTACTCTGTAAAAGGAGAAATATATTTGTGATCAAATAAAAATCTAGCTACCTTTCTTTTGTTTAGAAAATAATCAAAAGCAAAACCTGCTAGTTCTTTACTAATAGCTCCTTTTAAAACGCTATATTTATTTTTTTGGAACACCGATTTTTTTGATGACATTTTTTCCTTTCAGTTGCATTTTAGATTTTATAAAATTATCTATAAAATTTGGTTTGTTTTTTAATGTACTATTCTCTAACACAGTCTTAATAACTGATTTTTTCATATCTTCATTAACTTTTGACATTCAACACTCCTTTTGTAATTGCTTGACAATTAAAATGTATAAATCTAAATGGTTCATAGCCTATATCTACTATATATTGATGAGGCATGTAAGAGGGGAAAAACATCATTTTTCCAGGTTGAACTTTATAATGTATTTGTGTTGATGCATAGGTTACTTTTGTTTTATCTTTTTCTGGTAAAAGATTCATTATATTACCAGGCCTTGGATCATCAAACATAGGCCTAGATGTGGCTTCACTGGCTTTTAAAAAATAAAAACCTGATATATGACCATTCCAATGGGTATGTAAAGTATGGTGTCCTCCGCCGTTTTTAGCAAATTCTTGTACCCATAACTCTGTAATAAATACTTGATAATTAGTTAAATCAAAACCCATTTCATTTAATAAGTTATTTGCTGTTGCACCTATATAATTTGTAAGGTCTTGAAAATTAGGATCTCCAATTAAACTTGTTGAATGAAAAACATGTCCCATATCTCCTTTATCCCCAAACTTTTTATTTCTTTTATCAATATCTTTTTTTAAATTTTTCTTAGCTACTTCAATATAAGGGTCAGACGCCTTATTTAAATCTTTAACAAAACCAGGTTCATCAGCGAACCACACTGGACATTTAAATAAATCTTCTCTATTTAATTGTGTAGGAAATGATTTTGCACTTCCACAAGATATTTTATCAAAATGTTTTTTTGTTTTTTTAACTTTCTTTTTTTTCACACCACTCCTATTTATATGGCCACCCTAAATTCCAGATAACCAAACTATGTCTGGATCCTCTTTTAACTGGGCATATTCTATGCCATACAAACCCAGGAAATACCACCAAGGATCCTTTAGGAAGTATATCCCTACATTTAACCACATTTCTTTTTTTATCAGGATCCATATTTCTAAAATCAAATTCTAATTCACCTCCCTTATATTCTTTAGGGTCTGATAATGTTACTGTAACAGATAACTTTCTAATTTTACCGTGCGAATTAGGATCATCTGGTTTATTATAAGGTTTATCCCAACCATCACAATGCCAATCATAGTATTGACCTTTATTATATTTTGTAAATTGACAAGACTCTGAAAAATCCCATTGAAAATTCCAACCAGCGTTTACATTTGCTTGATAAACGTATGGTTGTATTTCTTTATAAATCCAACGATCTGACATCCAAACAATGTCTGAATTTCTTTTCTTTTTCATGTCTTTAACTTGTTTTTGATTTAATGGCCTGTTTCCATATCCACCAGTTACAGCCATTTGATCTTGTAATTGTTTTCCATAACGCACAATATCATCACAAATCCTTTTAGGAATCGCTGATTTAAAATACCAATAATAATTAGTTAAATTCATAAACTTTCTTATATCAAGTTATAATTTAAATATATAGTAATGTAAAGTAGAATAAAAAGAATTGATCTAGATCAATTAAGAAATAGTTAATGTGGCATCAGCTGTAAATTTAGCTATTTTATCTCCCCCTGGATGAGTAGATAATGTCGTTGCAGCACAAGGAGATCCAGCAAAAGTAACTGCACTTGGTCCTCTAACAACTACAATACCCGAACCACCATTACCAGCTGTACCACCTGTACCATTAGGCCCTGCTGACGAAGCACCTCCACCACCACCTGTATTGGCAGTAGCTGATCCTCCATTGAATCCAGAACAGTTTCCTGATGCTTTTACACCATCTCCACCACCACCAGCTCCACCTGAACCTGCACTACCACCTGGCCCATTAGGTGCAACTGCACCTCCACCACCGCCAGCGTATGAACTATCTGGTCCTAAAATTGTATTTGGTGCTCCTGCACCTCCAGCTCCTGCATTTCCACATTGAGCTGCATTACTACCTACAGCAGTTGCTCCACCGCCTCCACCACCAGATCTTGTATGACCATTACCACCATTATTACCTTGATCTGGGTCTGTAGGAGGACTATTACCAGAACCTCCTGGTTGAGCTCCTGCACCTGTAGGTGCACCACCACCTCCACCTGATCCACCAGCTGCACATGCAGATGAACCACAACCAGCTGTTGCTCCAGATAAACCACCACCTCCACCTGTAGATGTTATAGTTGAGAAACTTGAATTACTACCTTTGTTAATATCTGGTTGATTATTTGTACCAGTTGCACCTCCACCAATTGTAATAGCATAACTACCTGGACCTAATTCTAATCCTGATCCTTGTAATGGAGATGGTCCAAAACCAGAAGCTCTATAACCTCCAGATCCACCGCCACCGCCTCTAACTCCTCCAGCTCCACCTCCAGCAACTACTAGATAATCTATTTCATAGAAAAATCTTGGCCATGTAGAAGCGCCACATGCTCCTGCTGTTAATGCAGCCATATGAGTTTTTAAATTCCATACACCACTTGCTTTGCTTAATTCTTTTACGATAACGATTCCTGAACCACCTGCACCACTTGCTCTAGGCCCACCACCGCCACCTGTTCCTCCACCGCCACCACCAGTGTTAGTTGTTCCTGATACTGCAGCTACGCTTGGTTGTTTACCAGCCCCACCGCCACCTGTTCCTCCTGGTCCTTTTGTTGGGTCTCCTCGACCTCCACCCCCACCAGCATAAACTCCACAGCTTGGAAGTGTTGCTCCTGGAAAATAAGGACTGAAATCTGTTCCTGCACCACCTGTTCCTCCTGTCGTTGAACCTGGTGCATCTCCTCCTGCAGCTGTGTGTCCTCCTCCGCCAGCTCCTTCATCTGGACTTGGTGAGTCACCTCCATCATTTCCTTGACATGCAGTTCCACAACCACCTGGACTTCCACCACCAGCTCCACCTCCTGAACCACCTGGAGATCCTGATTCAACACCTGGAGCTCCTCCACCACCGCCACCACCAGTTGATGTTATAGGGTTTGATGGAAAAGCTGCTACTGAATTAGATCCACTTCCTCCTCTTGCTACTGTACAATCTGCTCCAACTGTGCTTCCACCACCACCAACAGTCATTGTGTAAGGAGTATTTCCACAAACAACTATACATGTAGCAACTTGTGCACCACCTGCTCCACCACCTCCACCTGAAGCATATCCACCTGCTCCTCCTCCTGCTACAACAAGAGTATTAACAACCCTAGTTCCTGGTTGTGTAGTTAAAGTTCCATCTGAAGTTTTTGTTGTAATAGTACATTTTCCAAACGAACTTTTATTCGTTTTTCCTATTATACCGCCGTTTGTTCTGGCCATTTAAAGTCTCCTATTCGGACACCCAAGCTGAGCCATTCCAATTATAGACTGTTTTGGTTTCCGCGTCGTCGTTTGATTTTGTTGCTTCCCAACCTGTATCGTTGTCAGCGTTATATTTTGTTTCGTTCCATGAAATAAGATAAGTAAAACCTGATCCACTAGTTGTTGATGGATATGTAATTGGTGCTTGCCAATCATCACTACCATCTAGTGACCATGAAGCATATGGTTGTTGTCGTAAAAATTTATCTTTTGATGCATTATAGACATAACCTATTCCTGCATATTGTTTTCTAAATTTATGATTATAAGAAGTTTGTTTAAAATTTGTATTTGGTTTATTAAAAAAATTTTTACACCATGTTTCCCCATCCACATGTTTATCATTTTCTCCTAAAGGACCCGCTGCTGTTTCAACATCATTTGCCACAACTGTAACTTGTTTAACAATTAAATGAGTATCAGATGTAAAACCTGTTGGGTCTGTTTTTGATTCTAATTCTGCAAAATGTGCCATATTTTCTCCTTATTTATATATAGAATATTTTTTTAAAATTGTCTATATTAACTTCCTTTCCATACTCCTGCTTTCCTAGCATCATAGACCTCAGTTAAAGTCCACATTCCAGGAGCACTAAAAACTTCAGGTTCTTTTGCTACAAAAATTCCTGATCCACCTGCACCACCATCACCAGGCCCACCACCACCGCCGCCACCACCGCCGCCAGTATTTGTAGTTCCATTACTTCCATTACGAGGTCCACTTGGTCCTGTGCCACCATTTCCACCGCCTCCTGTTCCACCAGTTCCAGCCGCTGGTTTTCCACCAGACATTCCACCACCACCGCCACCAGCATAAACTCCACAATTAGGAGCTCCAGGATAAGTAGGACTAAGATCGCTTCCTGTTCCACCGTCTCCTTTAATGCAAACTGGTTGACCGGGTCCACCAGCTTCTCCACATCCTCCAGCTCCACCACCTCCGCCACCATTTCCTGAACCAGAATGTCCAGAGTTAGCACCAGCACCACCGTCATTTCCTTGAGGAGGACTTGTAGGAGGTGTATTTCCTGATCCTCCACCTAGT